TCCCAATTTAAAGTACCACTAATACAGTCTGGATTTATAAATTATAGTAGTGAGAGTGTTCCACAAACATTAGTAGATGTTCACAATAAATCAGAAGTGAAATTTATATCTGATGGTAATGCCTTAGTGTATGGATCATTTGAGGGTCATCGTAGTAAACCTATGTCTAAAGTTAAACTGTCTCCGATAAGTCATATACTTAGTGATTATGGTTATAAGGTAGAACATGGACCTCCTGTTATGAAGGGTTGGGAGCCTTGGAGAAATAATTTATTACCTTCGTTAGATAAGAATACTTTTATCAATACTGATATAATGATGAGTTGTGCTGAAAATTTTGCTAAAGATATTATTAAAGGTTTGAAAAAAGAAGATTTAGATAAAATGATTGAATATGATGACTTTACGGTCGTTAACGGGGCCCAATCTGTTAGATTTGTGGATAAAATGAATAGATCAACGAGTGCAGGATTTCCATTTAATAAAAGTAAGAGATATTTTTTGGAGGATATAGACCCCCAATTTGGTTTACAAGATCCTGTTGAGTTTAATGAAGAAATAAGGAAAAGGATAGAACTTTGCAAATCAAGATATGAAAATAAAACACAATATCATCCTATATATAACGCATCGTTAAAAGATGAAGCACGAAGTTTTAAGAAGATACAACAGAAAAATACACGCGTGTTTACGGGTGGATGTGTTGAACATATAGCTGTCACGAGACAGGAATTACTTTCCTACACGAAAGTGATGCAGGAAAATAAGTATGTAACCGAGTGTGCCGCAGGTACAATAGCTCAATCTATAGAATGGGATAATTTATATAAATATCTCACACAGTATGGTGAAGATAGATGTTTTGATGGTGATTATGCTAAATTGACAAAGGTATGGAATCATTAATGATAATTTGTGTTTTCCATACAATAACACTTGTGCTTAAAGCTGCTGGAGCGAGTGAGGCACATATAGAAAAGTGTTGGTGTATAGGTTATGATTTGGCTTTTGCCGTTATTAATTTCAATGGAACTTTATTACAAATGTGTAAGGGACACGTTTCAGGTGAAGCATTGACAGTTCTTGTAAATAGTCATTGTAATAGTTTATATATTAGATACGCTTATGCACTAAGTAGAGCGGATAAAAGTTGTGCTGATTTTAAGAGTAATGTAGCACTCATGACATATGGTGATGATTTTATAGGAAATGTTAAAGTTGGATGTGATTTCGACTTTATAAAATTGAAATATGGTTTAAAGAGTGTAGGTATAACAGTGACACCAGCAGATAAGGAAGCTGCGGATTATGAGTTAATGAATATATTGAATATAAATTTTTTGAAAAGGGTATTTAGATTTGATAATATTATAGGGAGATTTGTGTGTCCATTAGACATTAATTCTATACGAAAATCACTCATGGTGATAGTGGAATCTAAAACGATTTCAGATGATGAGCAGATAGTGAGTTGTATAGGTAGTGCTGTAAGAGAATATTTTTGGTATGGCCAGGAAGTATTCGAACGAGAAAAAACTTTTTTACAAAGTATTATACCAAGGGTACCTGGTCTTAAGCATTATGTGCAGGCTAGTACTTTTCCATCTTGGGGAGATTTGATCATCTCTTATAAAAAAGTCTCTGATAAAATAGAGATATTTGATATTGTGGAGTATCAAAATTTATATGTATAATAATTTATATGGGTATCCATTACCCTTTCGTAGAATAAAGTATGGACGTTG